CAGGTTGTGCTCCCCCAGATTGACCTGACGTTCAGCACTGGCACGTTCGCCAACAGCAACACTTCTCAGGGTTTCCGCTGGCTGAGCTACATCGGTCACCGCCTCATCAAGCAGGTTGAGGTTGAGATTGGCGGACAGCGCATTGACCGCCAGTATGGTGACTGGATGCAGATCTGGACCCAGCTGTCTACGGAGGCTGGCACGGTGAAGGCCCTCGACTCGCTCGTCGGCAACACCCACGATCTCGCGCTGATGAAGCGCTCGACTGGCATTGCGCTGGATGCCACCTGCGCCGCCTCTGAGACGACGATCTCTTGCGTTCCTCGCCGTGGCACCCCCGCCAAGACGCTGTACATCCCTCTCCAGTTCTGGTTCTGCCGCAACCCTGGTCTTGCGATCCCTCTGATTGCGCTTCAGTACCACGAGGTCCGCATCAACGTGGACTTCGAGACGTGGCAGAACTGCCAGTATGCCGAGACGTCTGCGGGAACCCCCTATGCGGCGCCCGCCCAGTCCCTCGCCGCCGCCTCGCTCTATGTTGACTACGTCTACCTCGACACGGAGGAGCGCCGCCGTTTCGCCCAGCAGAGCCACGAGTACCTCATCGAGCAGGTGCAGTACACTGGCGCTGAGTCCATCACCTCGTCTTCCAACAAGATCCAGCTGAACTTCAACCACCCCGTGAAGGAGCTGTTCTGGGTCGTCCAGCGCGACTCGTTCGTTGACTGCTCCAACCCTGCGTGGATCTCGTCCGTCGCTGGCCCCCAGCCTTTCAACTACTCCGATGACTTCAGCACGGAGGGTCTGATCATGGGTCTCCTGTCTGGTGCGTTGGATGGTAGCGGTGCTCCTGGCAACAACGTAAAGGGTATTCCAGGAAATGGCGCTGCTGCTAGTGGCGGGGTGTCTGCTGCGTCTGCCGGTCTCGGAGGAGTTGCTGGTCTGTCTAACGTGTCATCTTTGTATGGTGCTGACAGCTACGATATCACTGGTGCGACGGAGTTCGAGTCTGGTGTTAACTACCTGCTCGCCAAGGTCATCCTCGACTCTGGTGTGCGCTGCGAGGGCAAGAACCCCGTGGAGGTTGCCAAGCTCCAGCTCAACGGACAGGACCGTTTCACGGAGCGTGAGGGTGCCTACTTCGACCGTGTCCAGCCTTTCCAGCACCACAGCCGCACGCCTACGACTGGTATCAACGTGTACTCCTTCGCTCTCCGCCCCGAGGAGCACCAGCCTTCTGGCACGTGCAACTTCTCCCGCATTGACAAGGCTACCCTCCAGCTGACGGTGTCCATCAACACGGTTGTTGGCTCTCGCACGGCCCAGGTCCGCGTGTATGCCCTGAACTACAACGTGCTGCGCGTGATGAGCGGCATGGGTGGCCTCGCCTACTCCAACTAAACGCATAACCATAATGGTTGTGTGGTGGTAATAAACATAAAAATACAAAACGGGGAAACCCAAAATTGAGCTTAGATTCCTAAATTCAATTTTGAGAGATATATAAATGCCATTCATATGGAACGGCATAATACGCGATACAAAAAAGGTAATTCCAAGTATTGGTATTTCATTGGGATGGAATTGTCACAGTACAACTATGGGTGTTCAAAGAGGATTAAGAGGATTAAAACGGAATGGGTACAAAACATGTCCATTTGATTTGATGGTGTCCAACTATGAAGGTATGATACAATGTTTATACGATGACTTTAAGGATTTCACGAATCCAAAATATTTAAAATTAGTTCCAGTTGTCAATCAGCATTATTTAAAAAACTTTCCGAATAATACGGATGATCTTATGTTGATGAATGTCAAGTACAAATTCTGCCACAATCACGAAAGTGTTGGTCACGCAAATTTACATATTACAGAAAACTGGGAAGGAGGTAGAACTCATTTTGTGGATAACAATTTTGAAAAATTGATTGAACGATTAAATCGTCGAGTAAAGAATTTCAGGGAGTATATGGTATCAGGAAATCATATCAATTTCTTAATAACGGATTTTGATCAAAATTTAACTGAACTACACACGTGTATTAAAACAATGTATCCTACATTAAGTTATTCTATAATTCGATTCGAGCTAGAACAGAGAGAAGATGAAACAGCAAAGGATTATTTTAATAGACATATGGAAGGCTTAGGCGTTACTCGTTTATTTGGATAGGAAATCGTGGTTTAAGTATATAATGAAACAAATTTGGTATGCCCCGAACCAGTTTGAGTCGTATGGTGAAGAAGAGATTCAAGCGGTGAATACATGTCTCCGTGAGGGATGGCTAGCTGGTAATGGCAAATACACGACAGAATTTGAAACCCAAGTTTCATCTTATTTTGGTAAGAAGTTTGGGCTATTTGTTAATTCGGGATCATCTGCGTGTCTTCTTGCGCTGGCGTCACTAGATTTACCAAAGGGATCTAAGGTTGTTACTCCTGCATGTACATTCTCAACAACTGTGGCACCTATTATTCAACTTGGATATATTCCTGTATTTTGTGATGTTGAGTTGAACGAATATGTTCCTTCTGTATCTCAAATATTTGAAAAGGTTACTTCTGAAACACGCGTTCTTATGATTCCCAATTTGATTGGAAACACTCCTGATTGGAAGGGTATTCGTGAAAAGCTGATTGAGATTGGAAGAGATGATATTGTTTTGATTGAGGATTCTGCTGATACTCTGATTCACACGCAATACACGGACATTTCCACTACCAGTTTTTATGCGAGTCATGTAATCACTGCGTGTGGATCTGGAGGAATGGTTATGTTCAATAATCCTAAACATCTTAAACGCGCAACGATGTTTCGAGATTGGGGAAGAATCGGAGAGAATACGGAGGTTGTAGCTGAGCGTTTTAACTATCTGATTGATGACATTCCGTATGATTTCAAGTTCCTGTATGGATGCCTTGGCTACAATTTCAAGTCGTCAGAAGTCAATGCCGCGTTTGGACTTGAACAAATGAAGAAGCTTCCAACGTTTGTGGACATTCGCCGCAGAAACATTGAAAGGTATTTGGAGAATTTGAAGGATGTTCCTGGAATCGTTTTACCGAAAGACGACAAGAACTCAAATTGGCTAGCGTTCCCCATGCAGGTAGAAAATCGACTTGGGCTTGTGACATTTTTGGAGAATAATAAAATTCAAACTCGAGTTATCTTCTCAGGAAATATTACGCGTCATCCAGTATATCGCGAATATGTAGAGGAGTTCAAGAACTCTGATATTATCATGAAGAATGGTATTCTACTAGGGTGTCACCACGGAATGACACTTGAAGATGTGGATTACGTTTGTGGTAAAATTAAGGAGTTTTTGAGCCAATCGTAATATTTTGAAAGTCCTTCTTCTAGAGTTGTTTTGCATTCATAACCATACTTAGTTTTCAAGTGTGTTGGGTCACACACCCAATTCATTGAATCATATTCCTTTCCTTTCGAATCGTCTTTTATAAATCCGACTTTATCACCGATAATAGATTCTACTATTTTAACAACTTCACAATTTGTTCTCTGAACACCTATACCAATATTAACAATATCAAAAATCTCAGTATCCTTGTAATTCATTATTCGGATAGTAGCTTCAACGAAGTCATCGATATATGTCCAATCGTGATTTGAGTTATTGAGATACTTAATATTCTTATTGAAGAGTCTTGTCATCAGCTTGTAATTCTTTTCATAAGGGCCATAAATTGACATTGGACGAATTACGACAATAGGTATTTTATACGTGTACGCATATGCTCGAGACAGAAGAGTTGCGCATGCCTTTGTTCCTTCATACATGGTTCGGGGCTCAAGAACATCCTTCTCGGTTATAGGATGAGTCTTACGACCATACTCAGAAGAAGACCCAAAAATAAGAAGCTTTTGAATAATGTTATGACGACAATATTCAAGAATTTTATGAGTCAACAGAATATTTGATTCCACCATTTTATCGGCATTGAGACCTTCCATCGCGAGATGACATATCACGTCAGGGTGAAACGCAATTAACTTGGAAGAAATGTCATCTCCTTGAGACGAAGATCCAATTTCATGTCCATCTTTTTCAAATCTTAATCGTAAATTAGTCGCAATAAATCCATTATGACCAGTGATAAAGATTTTCATTCTATATTTAAAATCTCGATAGATCTAAATAGGTAGGTTTTTTATTATAAAGCATATCATTGACAATTTCTCGTGTCAATATGTCTGGCTTTAACTTTATAATGTTTTCGAATGGTGT